AATCTCCGATGTTTGAAGTTTTATTTAATTCTGAAAATTCTGAAAAAGATCCACCGGTCTGTGACCATCTAAATTCATATTCGAATTTATTAAATTCATTAGGAACTAAGAAAAATTCTATTCCAGATGGTTGTGTTGAAAACTGAGGGGGTGTTGTTAATTCTAAAGTATATGCGTCTGTTACTTCAAAGACTTGAAATATCTTATTTCCTAATACAATTTCATCTCCATTGGATAAAAATGTAAAATCTGTTCCCATTCCTAATACCGTCTTAGATCCTGCGTTTAATATAACTACACCCTTTGTTTGGGGAGTTGTTAAACCTGCTATAATTTCCCAGTCTGTAATCTTTATTACGTTCTGAAATGGATCCTGTAGTGATGCTATGAGTTGATCTCCGTTTGCGTTTGCAGTATATCCTGTTACCATTTAATATCTAGTTCTTTTGTCTATATATTCGTTAAAGAAAGCTAGTAATCAGTGATTAACATTATTTTGGGATTATCATCTTGGATCTTAGCTTCTATGCAGTCCATTAGATCTAATGCAGTATCAAATTCTTTTCCATCTGAACCTTCTCTCGATCTTACAAAAGAATCTAAAGCATTAAATATATGAGAAGCATGGTGCCTTGCATAAGGAACATTCTTTTTCATAAGACCTAGCGAAATTAAAATAGAGTTTATTTCTTGTAAATCTTTTTCTTGTTGAAATATATCATATAGCCTTAATGTTCCTGCCAATACTTTAAAATTAAATCGAAGAGTCTTAATTCCATCTATGTCAGATAATCTACTATAAGATTTATTTTTATTGATAGTCAGCTTAATATATTCTAAGTTTGTAAAATCTGTTAAGATCTTGTGTAGAAAATAAATAGTAGTTGCTTCTTTATGAAATTGTTCAAAACCAGTTGCGTTGATTCTATTAATATCGGATTGAAAGTTTTCCTTTAAAAACAAAGATAATTGCTCTTTACTTACAAGAAGAGATCCATCATTAACGACCCTATAGTCCAATTGATTCTTTACTAATGTAAGAATCTTATTGTCGATATAATTATATTTGAATAGAGTGGCGTCAACGACAGTGGCCACATCATTAAAGTCGTAGTAGCTAATCATTTAATATACCTGCATTGTGTTTTCTAATTCCAATAGATTCTTATTTAATTCAACAGGGTTAAATTTCTTAAGATCATTGAACTCTCTCATTCCAATTTCATTTCTTTGTAAAAAGAATTTAATTGTTTCTTCTTTAGGTATATATTCTTTTTTTGATTTTTTAGGTTTTGGAGCTGCCTTCTTAGTTTTAGTATAGATCCATCCTGGAACTGACCTAAATCTTGAAGATACCATGTGCCAGCTGTCGATAACTGCATTGCCATTAATTCCATTTACATTAAATAACTGTGCGTTTGATGGATATTTAATAGCAAAAAATCTGTTAATCATGAAGTGGTGTCTCTTCTTATTAAAGTTCTTTACGTTCTTGTATTGATTAGGTTTTGTAAACATGATCTTTACAAAATCAAATAATTTTGTTTCGTCTAGCATATAAATTATACTGTAAACTTGCTATAAGTTTATTAAAAAAGTTCGTTCAATTTCTTAGTAGAAGGTCTTTCCTTGCTACTATCTTCTTTTAATCCTGCGAAGGCATCATACTTTTTAGGAGCACCCTGTGATTTCTTTGCCATCCAATCTGTTCCTTCTAAGATCTTTTCCATCTGAGTGATATTAGAGAACTCTGGTAAAACATTTCTATCTGCTTCAATATTATTATAAATACCCTTTTGAATTGCAAGGGGAATAGTATTATAGTGAAGAAGAACTAGATCTAAGTTTTGATTAAATCTAATTCTGATTTCCTTAGGATCAGATTTACCAACAACTCTATAAATAATATCTACTAGCTTATTTACTTGACCTCTATTGAAAAAGTGTTCTATTGTAAATTCGCTTTCTTCTTTCTTATATTGTTCTAAGATCTTTACACAATGTTTTTCTGTAAGTGAATAGTTTCTGATCTTGCCATTAGATGCAGCTTTAGTCCATGTAATAACTGAAGGAATATTATCTGATTTGTCACCTTGTAGGATTTTACCGAATACAAAGTCGTCACAGTTAATTTCTTGAACTTCTACTCTATTCTTATCCATCCATGCTTGGAAGTCTTCTTTTAGCTTGTCGTATGTTGCTTCTTCTGAGGCAATGTTGAATAATAATTCGTCATTGGTCATTGTAGATGTTTTTCTAGATGCCATTACATCTTCGAAACCTTCAAAGGCAATAAGCTTTTTCTTAGAATTATAATACCATAGAGTATATGCATCTGTTGCTTGATTGTAGTTTACAAGTTGAATTAAATCTCTATCACCTGTCCATGCAATGCAATTTTTACCTTCGCTATTTAATTGAGTAGACCAACCGTACATTACATCATCTGCTTCTGCACCTTGAACTTGGTGGATAATAATACCTTTTTGTTCTAGTATTTTTTGCCATTCAGCATAAACACCAAACACTGCTTTCCAATTAATAGAATCGTCATGTGTTCTAGTTCCTTTATACTGTGCATCTGGAAAAAGATCTTTACGCCAAGATTTAGCATCTACTGCTACGACAATTTGATCTACGAAAGGAGCCATTTTACGAACTTCTGAAGCAAAGTCAATGCATAGCTTTCTCATAAGCTGGGATTGTGATTCTTTGTCACCTAACAATTGTTTACCTTTAGGCCTAGGTAGAACGAATAGTCTACTGTGTAAAAAATAGTTACCGTCAATTAACAATGTATGTTTTCCTAGTTTCATGTGTTTTGTTTTATATTACTAATATAAGCAAAATTTCTGAGATAAAAAAATATTTCAGCAATTAATTTCTAATTATTTCTTGTAGCTTATATATACAACTTAGCATGGTTATCGCTGGGTCAATTACATGAACCCTTTGTGCCTGATGTTCTGCTACAGTTACTGCAATTTGAGGAATATGCTTTGCGCTATTTCCCTTCTCTGATTGAATATATTCTATGAACTCTTCTCCTAATGTTTGAAGTATTTCATCTGTTCTATTTGAATATTCGCCTACTAAATACTTATAGTTTTTAACAGGGTCGGTTTCATTAAAGATTAATTCAAAAACATCTTTATAGACTGAGTTGAACTTTTTAACATCATTTAATGTAATCTTACTCGTTCCTTCTGACTTATATCCTTGTAATTTATTAAGTGTCGAGCGAAGATCTGGGAAGTTTCTACGGACAAATTCAACCAATGCTGGTTTTTCTATTGTCATTTCTTCTTTTCCACATATATCATATACTCGTCTAATATATTTCTTTGTCAATTCGCTCTCTTCTTCTTTATCAAAGTCGAAATTAATTACTTCGAACCTTGAAAGAATTGGATCTGGAATTTTATTTACATAATTACAAGTTGCAATAAACCTTGAATTAGATGCAAATTGTTCCATAGTAGCACGAAGCGCTTTAAAGAATTGATCAGATACACCATCTACCTCATCGAGGATAACTATTTTCATCTTACCCTGATCATCTAAGATAGACATAGTAGAACAGAAATCCATAATCCTGGTTCTAATAACATCTACTGAAGTATCAGTTGATGCATTGATGTAAATATAAGGAAGTTCGAATTGCTTAACAATCGCCTTCGCAGTAGATGTCTTACCGGTACCAGGGCTTCCAGCTAAAAGTACATTTTGAGTTAGACCATCTTTAAATTTTGACATTACTCTTTCTGGTAAAATCAATTCGTCTAAGTTGCTTGGACGATATTTTTCTGTGAACAGTGTGTGAACCATGTAAATTTGTTTAATAATTATACACAAAAGGGCAGTTTTGTTTCAAGAATAAATACTATATGGCATATAATAAAAAATATCCTAAATTAGAAAGGGTTTCCCCTCATTCTCCTTACTCTAATAGATTTGGAATTAAGTTATCGAATCTTGCAAGACAGCAGAAGAGACTATTAATAGAAAATCCTATTTTAGGCGAGAGGTGTGAAAGTGATCAGTTCGTTCATATCATATTCAATATATGTCAACATAGATATACTTCCTCTAAAAATAAGTATTATTATGATTGGTCTACTGATTCGTTTGTGAAGATGGAAGATCTTAAAGAAAACTATAATACGATAGATTGGGTCTGTGCACTATCTGGTAAACCTATCAGATCTAAGACTGATAACTTTAGCTTGGAAAACTTTGTACATCCAGAGTATCATGATGCATTACTGGCTCCTATGGTGGATGCTAGAATACTTAAGTCATCAATAGAGTTTCGTAAGCACATAAAAAAACTCCTATTGAATCAACAACAGGAGTTTCTAAATTTAGCTCGTAAAAATTCTAAAAAGAATTTAGATTAACTTAGAGAAACGATCTTTAACTGAAATAGACTCCTGTATTAAAGATTCCATTTCCATTTTTCTAAGATCAGATTCAAATATTAAACCTAATTTAGTATTGTTTAATTGCCATGATTCTTTTGCAAGAATTTTAGCTTTAAGTTCTTTAGCCTTTTTGATTTTAGCTTCATCTCCACTTTCTTCTGCTTTCGCAATAACAGCATCAACTCTTTTAGTCATACCTTCTTTTGAATTATCCGTTTTATCGACTTCTTCAGTTTCTTCTTCAGTTTCTTCTTCCTTTTCAGATTCTTCATCGTCATTAGATGTTCCAAACGCATCGAAATCATCTTCTTTTTCTGGAGTTTCTTCTGGAGTCTCCGTTGGATTTTCTTCTTCAGTTTCTTCAGGCGTTGTTTCTTTCGCTTTATTCTTCTCTTGCTCTGCCTTTACTTTTTCTAATTCAGCCTTAACCTTTTCATCGTTTGCAGCTGCATCATCTAGTTTTTTTGCATTCTTCTCCTGCTCAGCCTTGATTTTGTCCATTCTCTCCTTTTGAGCCTGTTTAGATTTTGTAATTCTTTCTTTTAGATCTTTCTTAGTTTCAGGACTCATCTTATCTCCCATTGCATCTAATTTATATGTTGCAATTTCTTGAGCAGTGGAATCTTTAATATCTGCTATTAGGGTTTTTACTTTACCAGATCCAAATCCGCTTACTTCAGCATATTTAGCTTCAGTCGATGCTTCAAAATCAGAAGTGGCCTGTTTAATTCCGTCTCTTTTCTTTGTCATTGCAGATATTTGATTATCTAATTTGACTTTCATTTTTGCTAAAGCATCTTTTTTAGCCTTAGCCGAAGCAGCTTCCTTATCCTTTTTAACTTTAGCCTTAACTTTAGCCTTTGCATCCTTTGTAGGAGCATCAGCTTCTTCAACAGATTCAGTAGTACTTAATTCTGCCTTTTTAGTTTCTAATGAAGAAACAGCTACTTCCATTTTAACAGTTTGCATTTTCAGCTGCTTAAGTTTAGTGTAATCTTTTTCAGCGCTCTTCATGACCTTCTTATTTTTAGAAGTATCTTTAATAGCCTTTGCACCTAAACCAACCGTACCGATAATTGCCGTTAATCCTAAAACTGCTCCCATGATAATAGGATCTTGCATAAGAACAGCTCCCATTGGATTTTGTTCATTTAATACCTGATCTTCTGACTCTGTAAGTTGATCGGAAAGAGTTTTTAATGAATTGATAATATCATCACAGTCTTGCATCATCTTAGAATAACCTTCTTCTCCTGTTGTTTCTGGAGATGCTACTACAGTAACTGCGTCTGATTCTATTGAAGTTGATGATTTAGCTACAGGTATATTATCTTCGGTTGATTCATCTATTGAATTAGCCTTTTTTGTATGATTATACCATTGTTCGAATGTTTTCATCTTTTATATTGATTTGTTTATAAACTTATAATCTATATATCCGTTTAAGTTTCAGCGAAACAAAAAAAGGTCCTCTAAAATAGAGGACCTTTAATATTAAAATCTAAAAGTTAGTTCTAATTAAAGAGCTAATTTAGATACATTGTATGTAACATATTGAGTTTCTGGGTGGAAACCTGCTTCAACTAATGCGAATCTAGATTTAACAGCAACTTTAGGAGCCATAGTTCCTTCAGCGATTGTTTGTACTGATTCAGCCATTAAGTAAGGCATGAATACTAATCCAGGACCGTTACCATCACCTTTTCTACCAACTACTACTTCATAAGTATTGTCAGCAGCACCTTCCCATGCTTGTCTTGGGTCAGTGTATACATTTACACCAGCTACAGAACCTACTGGGTAGATTGCACCTGCTGCTTGTGATAATGTGTTAGCCATTGGGTTAGCAACGAAACCAGCAACTGATTGTAAAGCTGTAGCCACTTTAGGACCTACAACACAGAAGTTACCTGCACCTCTTCTACCTCTGTTTGCGATAAAGTTCGCAGCAGCAAGGATTGAAGTTAAGATTCTTCTATGGTTAGAAGCGATAGTCTCACCACCTAATGTATCTTCAGATAAGTCTAAGTCTAAGTTAGCACCTGAAGCTGTAACGTTAGCTTTACCTAAAGAATTAAGTTTAGCTAAGATTAAGTTGTTGATTGACTGAGTTAATTCGTTAGTTAATACTGACTCAACTTGAGCAACAGCATCTACACCGAATTGTTTAAGATCTTGTACTTGTTCTCTAGTAACTGCAGCAGCAACTTGGAAAGTTTCAGCAGCAACACTTTTTGAGAATAAAGAAAGACCCATAACTTTGTCAGGAGTTTGTTCACCAACACCTCTTGAGAATGCATTACCATCCTTGTCAGCAGCAGCGAATCCTTTAATATGATCTTCTAAAGCTTTCACTAATTCGATCTTTAAAGTAGAAATACCATCAGCGTCGTCAGCTGAGAAACAATCTGCAACTGCACCAGCATCAGCTTTCGCTTCACCAGCTACAGTGATTTTGTAAATTTCCATACCGTCTAATCTAGAAGCACCTTGAGCAATTGCAAAAGTATCTCCTTCAGCAGTAGCACCAACAACTACGTTAGTACCTGATACTTTTACATAAGTTGGAGCAGTTGATCCGATTAATTTACCACCTTCGTAAACGAAGTCTAAGTAAGATAAAAGACCCATTGGTCCAGCCATTGGTACAACTGGTACTAAGTCTAAACCGATAGTTTGTGCAGCAACTTGCATTGCTAATGGTAATAATGTAGGAGCTTTATCACCTGAACCGTCTGCAGTTGCAGAAGGTAAAGATACATCACCCATACCGTAGATGTTACCAGCAGTCCCTAAAGACATGATGTGTGCATCTTCGTAAAGTTTGTGGTTATGACAGTATTCTGACATCCACGCTAGTTTTTCTGCTTCGTTGATACCTGTAGCTGATTCGATGATCGGAGCCCAAGTTTCTCTAACTTCTGCAGAGTTAATTAAATTTGCCATTTTATTATTTGTTTTTTTTTAATGGTTGTTTAAATTTGATCGATTGAACGATCTTCTCGATGTTTGTCAGATTTTTTCTTCTTATCTGATTATCGATATACTATATATTGTTATTATATTTACGTTTTTTACGTTTTTCCTAAAATATTAAGATACTACTTGTTAAATCTCTTGTTAATAGACTTCTTAACATCAGTTAAATCGTATAAAGGTTTCTTATCTTCAATAACAGGAGCAGCTTCATTTACTGTCTCTACTTTTTCCATAACTACAGCAACATCTCTAAGATCTCTAGTTTGCCAGAAGTTTCTTACTTGGTAAGCAGTTTCTAGTTTATGGTATTTAGATTGAGCTAAAAGAGCTGTTTTCTTGTTATCTGATAATTTAGACCATGTTTCTTTATATTCTTCTGGCATCATTTCAATAACATTAGGTTCGTTAGTTTTAACGCTATTTAATAATGAAGAGTTCCATAATGTAAGAATTTGTCCTTCAGTTAAGAATCCTTTTCCTTCGATTGATTTTAATACTTTAGATTGATCTTCAGTATTTAATTCGTTGTATTCTGCTTTCTTAGCTTCAGAAATAAATCTAAAGAAATGAGGGTTAGTATTTTCTTTAACGGTTGCTTTTTCGATTAAAGCAGATAATTTAGAACTAATTTCAGATTTGTAAGCATCTAGTGAATCTACTGCTTCTTCAACTTCTTCAGTTTCTTCAACTTCTTCAGTTTCTTCAACTTCTTCAGTAGCTTCAATTTCTTCTTCTACGAATTCTTCTGCATTTTCTTTATCTTCGGCATCAACGTCTTTAACTTTGAAAGTTTCACCGTCTACTGTAAATTCTGTTTCTCCGTCTGCGATTGCTTTAGCTCTTGCAGCACCGAATGCATTTCCTTCTTCAACTTCTTCAGTTTCTTCAACTTCTTCAGTTTCTTCAACTTCTTCAGCAGCCTCTTCTTCAGAAATTTCTTCGTCACCGGCATCGTCAACTGTATCTTCTAACTCGTCTTCTAACTCGTCAGATTTGTCTTCAACTTCTGCACCGTGATCTAATTCATTATCTTCAGCATCAACAGTAGGTTCAGTAACATCTGTAGAATCGTCTTCATCTTCAATTTCTTCAACTTCTTTACCAGCTTCATCTTCTAGTAATAAGTTAGAATTAACTGTTTCTGCAACGTATTCTGCATATTCAGTAACTTTTTCTAAATTTTCTTTTAAGTATTCAATATACTTTAATAAGCCTTCATGGGTTGTTGCACCTTCATTATAAGATTCTGCTAAGTAATTAGTATAGTCTTTAATTGATTCAACACCTTCAGCAACATGCTCAGTATATGCAACGCTATTATCTAATTTCTCAGATATTTCGTTATTTGTAGTTATTGTATTATCTAAGTTTTCAGCAAGGTATGCAGAATACTCGATAGTCTTTTCTAATTTCTCAGCAAGATAGTTTGAATATTCTTTAACGCTTTCAACTTCAGACTTTACAGATTCATCACTATTTAAAGATTCCATTCCCTCTTTAATAGTTTTTATTTCGCTTGATAAATACTGTGAATATTTATTAAAATCATCAGTACTTACGAATTTTGATTCAGCCATTTTGTTTTCAGTTTTATTTTCGGTTGTTAAAAGTTCTTTTGTATTTCCAATTTCATAAATTTGAATGCTAGAATCGTTATCAAATCCGAAAGATTCGTTAACTCTTTTTAATTCAGCATTTTCAAAACCAGGATCTGCAACTAAATCATAAGTGAATAATTGCTTAATTTTAACAGTCCCGTTAGATTCAACTGTACCAGCTGCTCTAGATGAAATTTGTAAAGGAACACCAGCATCAACCAAAGCTTTAGCCTGACGACCAGCTTCAGTATCAAGTAATCTGATTTTACCTTTTACTTGTTTTGTTTCGCTATCATAGGATAATTCTTCAATAACGTGAGATACGTTTTTTAAAGATACATCAAATGTTTGTGGGTGATCTAATTCTCCTAAAAGTTTAGAAGAACCTATTTTAGATTGAAGAGCTTCAATTTGTGGAACATATTCTGACTCAGTATAGATTCTATTATTTCTATTCTTTTTGTCAATTTCTCCAAATATACCTTCAAGGACATAAGCCCCATCACCATCTTGTTTGAATTCTAATTCACTAGAAGATCTTTCTAGGATTAATAGATTGTTTTTTGTATTCATATATTTTAATACTATGTTTGTTTATATATCTTTTGAAGAATAATGATTTTTCATTTTTCTATATTTCTAAGTCTCCTAGTTCATCTTCTAGGCTTGAGCCTTCTTCTCCTTCTCCACCATCATCTCCACCGGCTTCTTCTTCTTCAGTTTCCTTTTCAGTTTCTTCAGTTTCAACCTCTAAAAAATACTTTAATAATGTCTGCATATCTTCTTCAGTAAATGCATTATTACCATATTCTTTATAGAAATATTCTTTAAATTCCTTTTCAGTTTTACTAGTTTTAATAACGCCGATAATTTCAGCTGATTTAATCTTTTCACCTGAATCTAAAAGAATATCATCTACTATTACATCTGAATCGTCTCCGACCTCTATTGCGTCTTCTGTTAAATTAGAAAAATTTTTAAATGTTTGTAAGTGTTTCATTGCTATTTATATATTCTTTTTTCTGGATTACATTGCCATAGGATCAACGTCCGGTTCTTCTGCGTCAATATTAGCTTGTCTTTGTTTATATGCTAAATTAGCTGCTTTATCGTCCGGTGATAATTTTAAATATCTGTCTACTAAGAATTCCATATCAAAGTAAGGCATTTCTTCCATGGTAACTGGATCTGTTTTCATTAGAGAATCTTGCATTGTAGATATAAAGTCTAATCGTTTCTCCATGATTTCCATTTGTTTTAATTCAGCAAACATATTCTCTTCATTAAATTGAATAGCTATTTGAGTTCTGAAACCTGCATCATCTTTGAATTCAGGAAATTTAAGACACATCTGTAGCCATAGTGGTTTTACTAAAATTTCTTGGAAAGAAGAACGTAATCTTTTAATAAATTTAGAAAACTTAATTTCATCTCTAATCATACCATCAGCTGCAAGGTTAAAGTCACCACCACCGTCTTCATACATAAATCTATTGAATGGTATTTTAGAAACCATTTTTAATTTATCATTAAAATATTTAAGTGCTTCTGTATCTGATAATTCGGGACCGTCTCCTCCTAAAGTTTCAATCTCTGGAGATTCTCCTTCTTTGGATGGTAACCAATATTCTTTGTTAAATTGGAGCATTGGTTTTCCATTAGTTGCCAATGTAGCTGAATCCCAATCAAAATCTACAACTTCTTTATAATTACCCATTAATTGAGCAAGAGATTGCTTAGCTCTTGTTTTAGATTTACCACCAACTGGAATAATAAACTTCATTCTATATGATGAGTTTGTAACCGCCCAGATAACTCTAGTATGTTCCATTATTCTCATCAGGTTAAATGATCTTATAAGTCTTTCTAAGTAACTTACTCTCGAGGCAGTGGTTATTGAAGAATAAGAAAGATAGATAATCTGTGAATCATACAGGACTCTCTCCTTAACAGGATCGTCCTTAAATTGAACCCATACTTTTTTACCATCATCTTTATTATAACCTGGCATTAGTGTAATAGGATCTATTTCTTTAAATCCTATAATCTGATCTTGCTCAGGGCTGTAAATAATTTCAAAAGAAAGATATCCGTCAATTAAGAATTTTCTAAAGAAGTACCATGCCGATTGATCTGAATTAAATCCAAAATATTGATATAAATCTCTGTATGATTTATTTAAGTACTTTGTAACTTCTTCTGAAACATCCATTCCTATAAGTTCTGGATTTCCAATAAAGTTCTTATTGTCATATACTATAGATTCGTCACATAGAATATCTAATATATCTTCTATTTCATCATGTGTGGAAAATCTTCTTAATTCGTCTCTTTTACCTTCATAGCCTTGGTCAAAGAAAGGAATATTTTTTCTCATGTTGGTATCTGCCATCGATAATGCGGCAAATGCTCCATACATGTTATCGTCGTCTAGTCCCATTTGATTCATTTGGCCGTAACCAAATTCATCTTCTACAGGACCTATTGCCTGAGATTGTCTTAAGACTAAATCATCATAATACATTCCGAAAGACGAGAGTCTTTTTAATGTATCACTTAAAGTGAATGATCTTTTACCAGTACTTAATGGTCCGTTTCTTTCTATAAATCCTGCCATGTGTTAAAATTACAATTGTATTATACTTCTCTTTATATATTCTTTTTTCTACGATGATCTTCAAATAATTTAATAAGCTGCTGTTTATTGATTCCCTGTAAGGAATTAAAGTCAATAATTGCCATTTTACACCAATCCTTATATGCAACTACAGCTTGATTAGATTTACCAATTCTCTTATATCTTCTTATCGCAAAATCATATCCGGATTTCTCTAAGTACTTTTTTGCACCTATATATGAAAATTTAGGTAATCCTCTTTGTGCATTTGCACTTTTTGTTTTAGATGCTGCCTTTATTATCGCAGAATACTTTTCGTATACTTCGTCTAAAAAATCTTCTCTGATGTTAGGAGGAAGTATTGTTATATTTACTCCTATATCATCTCCATTATAAGGATCTAATGCAAGAACTACTGGCTTATCATCAAACCACATTAAATTTTCTGAGACTGGTTTATAATTAAATACATATAATTTACCTGGTGTAAACTTGCCTCTAGTAGATCCTACTGCCTTTTCTTTTCTATCTTTAAGACCACTTTCAAACCAAGCTATCGATTCTTTCGAAGCCTTAGCCCTTCCTTTGCCCTTTATTAATTTTTTTATTTCTTCTTTAATGTAGCCCATTGATTATAGTTTCTTCTGTTAGAACTATGAAATTCCAATTTCTTTGAGAGCAGAATTCTTTAGCTGCATTATATTTATCCATATTTTTAACATATTGCTCTGCTAAAAATTTATATGACTTAAGAGCCTTCTTAGAATTTACTTTAGGAGGCTCTGGTTTTTGTATCTGTTGCTTTGGTTTGATTTCTACTAGATATTCTTTAGTAGTTTTATCGGGCTGAATTGCCTTAAAATAAAAATCAGGGTAATATTTTCTTTTGGTAGAATCTTGTCTTGACCAATATGGTATTTCAACTGGTTCACTTGACCACATACTTACCTTTTCATTTTTGTCACACCACATCATAAACTTACGTTCCCAGGAACTTCTATATATGATAGGAGTAGGTCCTGCATATTTAGAAGGATTATTAGGTTTATAATAACCT